TCCCTCTTTTTAGGAGATCGTCAGTCGGAAGGATCACCTTAGAGCCACAAACCTTTTTCATTAGGCCTATGACACTATGGAGATTCGACGGTACCAACTCAGGTAATTCAAACCATGGGTTGTTCATAACCACAGACATAAGGAGGTCCACCCTAGATACTTGATCACCCGCGCCAGACTTATGTCTAACAGCGTAATAATAAGTTGATAGACATGGGAACCTTAGAATAAGGTCCTTAGCTGTGGTGTGATGATCAGCAAAAATGATAGCTGAACACGCGGCAGAATGAGCCCATAAGTAGTCACTTCTCTCGATTTCAACATCGGTGAGATGAGTAGCATGACGGGGAAGTCCCATTTCTTCATCATATCCCATGGATATGGAAGGAATAACTGGGAAACCATCCACATCAGTCATGATAATCTGACTAAACGTAACAGGAAGAGGGAGTTCCGACTTCATTCTTTGAAGCTGAACGAAAGCTTGATAATTTATATCACTCCTTATTTGAAATGTCTTTGCAGCGTCAAACAACGTTGGGAATGACATATCGAGATTGAGTATCTGAATCCATTCAGGTCTAGTACGGACGTATCCTTTATTAAACCCTTGAGAGACCGATAAGAGAAGAAGGGTCTTCTCAACAACGTCCATATCAAACATGATTTGGTCATCAAATCTGACAAGGCCATAAGGCCAGTAGGATGTTGAAATTTTGTCTAACAGGGTAACAACCCAATTTTGACAAACCAACGATAGATCATACCTGTCATCTGAAGCCTTTGATAAAAGGTTCTTCAAAGATAAAGGACGGAACTTTCCAACACGGAATTTCCCTAGTTCTTTGTCAACCCAATACCCAGCAAACTCAGCAATGTTTTTGCTAGATATGGACTTGTCAACAGACACAGGAACCTGTAAATCAGAAAGGAGGGACAGAAAAGCTCGTGCCACATTGTCATTAGAAATGACAACGTCATCGCCGAGAACTACATAACAATCCTCATTAACAGAGAGAGATTGACATATACCTTGGATCAACACATGCATACACGTTGCAAAAACAACGAATGATGGTTTAGTACCCAAAGGTTGACCAGTCTTCCAAATTAACTTGTTTTTTCCAGGGAAGCCTAAACGTTCCATCTGATGAGAAATATCATCAGACAGGTTCCAAACCCCTCGGGAAACATGGGTGAACAACATGATATCTTCAGATGGTACACTGTGATAGTGCATCATCGCATGAAGAGCCCATAACGGAAAGTTATCGGTCGCGCTTTGAAGGTCAATGGAATGAAGAGTCTTACCTTGTGTAAGCCACTTGTTGCACTGATCAGCTCCTTTGGACTGATCTAATGTGCAATCCTGTTTGACTTTAGACAGGAGACCAGAATAAAACTGGTACAAAGGGTCAAGAAGGGCCTGATAAAGCAATTTAGGTGACGCAAAAAAGCGAGCCTTTGCCCCAGGTTCTTGGGTAACGTGAACGGTCCCAATAGTGAGATCAGGAACAGAGCCTTTTAAATTGTACAAAGGTGACAACATAGAAGGGATAACACCCAAAGGAGTGTCAGACGGAAAAGATTCAGAGAGGCCAATAGGGTCAAAAACCCAAGAAATATTGGACCACTTCATGAGTGGGAAATGCTCTGAGAAGGACACAATGTCCTTATAGAACCTGTTGGCAGCTCGTTGGTTAATTTCAGCGAGATTTTTAATGCCGTATATAGGTTTGGGAACATACCCATCAATGTCAGGCGCACCCTTAGAAAGGGCGTCATAAGACACAATCTCCATCTTGGATGACAACTTATCCAACAACAGTGCTGGATATGAAGCATTCTTGACACGAGGTTCGGAAGACTGTAGATACAGACAACCCTTGAGCGTAGCACCTCTGCGTATCACGCGGAGCACATTTGACTTGG